ATGCCATCTGATTCAGATTCCAACATTGCCGCGGCAGATGCTCTGACATTGCTTCTGCATAACCAGCATGCCTTGGCGGCTGCGATAGAGGAGGTCACCAAATGGCTTTCATAAAACGGAGCAGAGGGTATTGCCGTTAACGCTATTACGGCGATGGAAGCCTTAGACGCAAATGCGGCGGCCCTGACAGATGCGATTATGCGGCTCCGGCGTTTATAGAGATTATCCCCTGGCTCTGAGCCGAAAACTGCTGGCAACGCATGAGTGTTAGGGGATGCTTCTGCGTCAGTTGAATGAATCTCGAGGATCACGAATTTTTGCGTGATTCAGTGCTACGCTCGTATTACGCTTCTAAATCGGCATCCTCCAACTGTGAATGCGGAATAGATATGGAAATTAAACAGAATCCGTTCTCTTTTTATGATTTTCTTGGATATTTCGTACCAGGCTCACTGTTTGTTTATTTGCTTATCAGCATATCCTCTCATGCCGCAATAAAAGATAGTTCCTTGTTTAAGTTTGTAAATGTGTCAGATCTGAAAGGGGTCGAGCTCTACACTCCGCTGATTTTACTTGCTTACATAAGTGGGCACTTCATAAATTTTTTGTCTGCGATGACGGTGGAGAAACATCTTAATTGGATGTATGGATTCCCATCAAAAACACTTCTAGGGATCTATCAAGATAGTTATTTTACATCAGGTGATGATAGCGTTAAGAAAAATTCAGTTAGAGCGATTGTGGCGTTGTTTTTACTGCCGATAAGTGTGGTCGATTTTTTTGTTAATTATGTCTTGGGGGTTAAGGGTCTGATAAATAAAGAGCTTGATTCCATGATGAAAGAAATTATAAAAAGTAAGGTTGTACTGATTCTATCTAGCTTTGCTGGTCTAGAGTCTCCACCGAAGGAACCTGTTAGAGATAAAAATTATTTTTTGTTTATTTATCATTTTGCTCTTGAATATTCAGTGAATCACGTTCCAAAGATGCAGAACTATGTTGCTTTGTTTGGTCTGATGCGCACGTTGACGTTTTATTTCGTGATTTTATTTTGGGTCGCGGTTTGGCATTTGATATACAGTGGTGCCAGTGTTCTTGTTTTTGCTGTGGCAGTTTTGAGTATGGCTTTCGTCGCTTACACATTTTATTTAGGTTTCATAAAGTTTTATCGTCGGTTTACTCTTGAAGCGCTAATGGCAGCAGCAGTTGCCTGCCCTAGGGTGATAGAGAGTGTATCGACTGAATTAAAGTAAGTCGTTGAGGACGGTTTGAATTTCGTTAGTCTGAGTTTTTCATAATTCTCAATTCAATCTTAGCTGAAGATTATTTCGCAGAATAGATATTCTCTCATCACGATTTTTATGCTGATGCCATCCTCATACGACACCATATATCTATATGTTGAGTCCTGAATGACACTCCATCCGTTCACTAGATTGATGTTGTTGTTCGCGATCAGGGAGTTCACAAAGGCTCTACTGCCGATTTCAGGCCATAAACTCAGGCTGGGCGAGTTTTCAAAGTCCGCATGTTCCTCTTCTGACAACGTTCCATAGGGCGCTATTCGGATGTATTCAGGGGCACTCATCTGAGGTTCACTGAGTTCATAAGCTGCATGGCCTCGAGCAAGCTTCATTATGATATTTTTGACTTTGGTGTCATCGGGGATCCAGATTAAATTTTCACCATTTTGACTTTTACTTCTTTCAATGCTATCCCTCAGTTGAGGCCTTTCCTCTAATATTCTTTTTATTTTCGTGCGTGACATCTTTTCAGGGTCGGTCGTCCCGTGAATTACGCACTCGATAAAGCATGCAAGATATAATTCATCGAATGAAAAGCTATTGTTGCAAGTTTTGCAGCACGGAACTACCGGTAGCGCCAAAGGGAACGGTTCATCTAGTAAAACCTTTGAGGGTACGTGATCTCGTGTCTCAGGAAATGCACCACAATAAACGCATACACCGTTAAATCGAGTGTCGTGAAACAGCTTCTTCGGATCCATAATATGCTCACAATGAATTACGCAAGAAAATTGTAGTTCTTATAGCAAAAATCGCCTCTGATATCAGGAAAGCACCCATCGGGGTGCAAGGACTTGAGTCGCTAATTGTGACAACCAGTGAAACGCACATTTTCGAGGATTCTGGAATTCCCATAATTCCAGCCTAGGTTCAATCGGCCCCCACACCTGGTCCAGGTGTGGGGGCCTTTTTTTGTGGTCGTGGAAGCCGGTCCCCCCAAGGGCTGGTCTACTATATCCCTCGATATCTGGTTGATCTCTGGACGTGGGAGTACGCATGACTGATGCATTGGCGGCACTGAAACTGCCGAACGCAGTGGAGGTGCAAACCCTGAAACTGCTGCACCAAATTGAACTGGCACACACGGCTGACGAACTGTTTCGCGCCAGTGATCATGCCGAAGGTTTCGTGCTGGGCCTGGAGACGGTCAAGGTGCTGAACGCGGCCAGTATCGAAGGTTTGTATAAGACCTTCGAGGCAGCGGCCACGGCGAGGCGTCAGGAGCACGAACAGTGATCGGCGAAGGTATTCACGAAGATTTGTTGCGCGCCCTGGTCGAACAACACGCGGTGCGCGAATGCCTGGTGGCCAGGACAACGGCTGGTCCGACTGGGGCCTATCGATTCGCCTGGGCGGCAGCGGCGCACGGAGGGTGCCGGTGCGCTCGCGACGTGAGTCACTGCGCACTTGGGCCAGCTTGACCGTCGTGGGACGTTTTGCCGAAAGCGTGGGTCTGATTGAATTCAGTGTGGAGCTTTAGCCGGTGACAGTTTCAAGGCCAGTTGTAACATCCCCACCACATCCGGCCCATCCTCATTAATCCACGTCCCATAATGCTGGCGGATCATGTTCCCGTTGGTATGCCCCATCTGCTCGGCAATCCAGTCAATCGACGCCACGCCCGTGGTCAGCAACTGACTGGCATAAGTATGCCGGCACTGCCCAGGCCCCCGATAACGAACCCCAGCTGTATTCAAATGAGCTTTGAAAAACCTATCCCGCACAACAAAGTCACTAACATGCGGTAGCCCACTTTTGCTGTTCAGAAAAACAAAGTGCAGCGTGTGTTGCCGCACCGTCTTGTTGTCCCGCTCAACGATGTCTACGGTCTGCGTCTTCTTCGCCGGATTCATTGCATCGATCTTGCGTAGCGCATCCCACGCGGGTGCAAGAAGTCTCACTTTTCGAGTTGAGCGCCGGGTTTTCGTCACGCGGTAAGCCCCTCGCACCTTTGACCGACGAAACGTCACTGTTCCATTCTGCAAATCAACATCCTCCCAAGCCAGCGCAATCGTTTCCGATACCCGAGGCCCCGCCCAAATCATGAACTGAATCATCAGCAGCTCTTGCGTCCGATGTGTCGGCGTCTCAAGGATCTGTTTGATCTCCGCCCTAGTAAACGGATCCGGCGCCTCAGGATCTGGCAAGCGCACAAACAAACCCTCAGTCGGATCATGCGCAACCTTCTTGCGAGTCCGGTAAAGCCGAAACACCTGCCGCACATTGCAAATGATGTCCCGAATGGTCTTGTTCTTCAGCCGCTTCGACAGCGTGTCTTGTACCCATTCCTGCAAATCCAGATGATCGATCTTGTCGACCTGAACCTTGCCCCACCTCGGCCTGACATGCACCTCAGCCTTGTTGGCATAACCTCGATAAGACGTCGCAGCAACGCTGTTGCTTTTGATCTTCAACCACAGATCCAGGTAGTGGCCGAAGGTGTTTTCAACGAGGCTGGCCGAGTTGGGAAAGTGCCGGCTGTAGTCGAAGGTACCCGCCTGAATCTCGTATTCAATGATATTGACCAGGCGCGCTGCTTGCTCCCGGTTGGCCGCAGTATTTCCACCCGGCAGAAGCTCCCTGTGCCGCTTGCCGTTAAAGCGAAAATAAACCCGTACCGAATTGCCACGGGCTTCTACCCCATGCGCCATATGCACCTCCTGTGCTGATCGAAAATTCCTCGGCGTTCCAAAATGCCAAGGCCCGTAGCTGCGTTTGACTCAGTCCTGACGCAACAACCAATACAACCCAGCGCTCCGTATCCGAGCCGAGGGCTTTCCCGTCCGAGCCTCCTCAATTCCACGCTGTGCCGCCGCCAACTGTCGCGCCTTGCTGCACCGCTGATGGTCACCATGCGCCCGTGACTTTCCGCACTGATCACAAACACCGTTCAAATCCAGACTCCAGGGGAACGCTTTTCTCCTTTTCATAACCCCCTTCCATCAACGTCGAAAGAGCAGGTGTGTAAGCTGAAATGTCGCTTCACCCTCGAGGCGGGCGAAAGCCATAAATCCGTTGTCTGCATTGTGTTTCTCCATTGAGCACATCCCAGCGCTGTAGCACCGGGTGATCCTTTGATTGCAGGGGGTTAGGCGCGCTGAAAAATCCAGCAGCGCACCGTCGTGGTCTTTTTGGGCATCGCATGGCTGGCGGCTTGCGCAGCACGCACCGCGCTGTAAATCGGCTTGTTGGTTTCCAGCCACTTACGGCTGCGGCTATTCACCAACAGTCCGCGCAATGTCTTGAGGTCGCCCAGGTTCTGCCGATGCACGCTGGCCAGTTCGGCGAACTCGTTGAGATTGATCGCAATGAGTTTCGGGTCGATGCTGTGATTGACCTGCGGGCCTTCGCCGAGACTTTCGAGGTATTCGAATACCTCCCAAAACTCGGCAACTAGCGGGTGGTCAGCGCTGATCGCGGCTTGTCGCTCCAGCGCCATGCTCATCAGCGCCTGGTGTGTCGTGGCAACCTGCTTTTCATCGAGCGGGCACACCAGAAGCAGGCAATCCACCAGAGCCATCAACTGGCTGTGGTTCTTGATAATCCGTTCGACGCGAATGTCTTTGAGTTCGCGTAACTGCTGTTCGTGAACAAGCACGCGCTCGGAGAACCGCGTCATTACCTGCGCCTCAGCGCGCACGGCCAGCAGCAAAAAGTGGCTCAACTGTTCAACTGGAATCAGATTCAAATTGTCAGCGGCCGCGCGACTCTCAGTCGTTACCGACGGCCGCGCAAAATGCGATTTGATGATCCGCGTGAGGATCGCTTCGGAAGCGCTGACATCGGCGTTCTGACTGATCGCAATCGCACCGCGAAACGGCGGCTCATAAGTCTCGTTCCCGCTGGTTTTCATGCCCTTGGTGCCGAGCGTGCCGCCGCCGTAAAAGTCCTTCAGCTCGTCCCAGTCGAAGCCTTTGGCGTGCGTTTTGTCTGGTTCATTCCGGTCGCCCTCGATCAGCACCACCGGCATGTTGGAGACTTGGCCCATCGCTCGCTGACGCCCGGCCCGGGTCGATTTCGACGGATCAAAACCCTCATGTTCGCGGCCGAGCAGTTTCCACAAAAAAGTCAGCAACGTGGTCTTGCCAGCGCCGGCCTCACCGGTGACCTCAAGGAAGGGAAACGACTTGCACTTCGCACGGATCTGCTCGGCGAACAGCGAGCCAAACCAGAAGGCGAGGGCGACAATTCCCTTGGCGCCGAAGCACAGCCACAGCATCGGCAACCAGTCGGTGCGGTACTGCTTCGCGTCGCGCTGAATGTGCATGGTGATCGACTTCTGCAGGGTCTTGAGCCGAAGCTTGCCGAACTCGAAAAAGTCTTCCTTGTTCACCAGGCTGACGATGCCGCCACGCACCGCGAGGTCACCAAACACATAGCAACTGTGGAGTTTGCTGTAGCCGACGAAGTCGATTGTCTCGACGGTCTTCAAGCCGAACAGTTGATCCTTCATGATCTTGTCGAGCTGCTTGCTGCTACCGGTGAACACCGCGCCGGCTGCCATCCCCAGCAGCCGTTTTTTGAACTCACTGGCGGCGGCAACCTGGCCGCCGGTGAAAGTGTTTTTGACGCTGCCACTGTCGTGAGGGAAGTCGACGCGAAAGTAGTACCAGGATTCGTCGGTGACTTCGTTGCGTTGAAAATACAGGGCCTGCGGGTAACAGTTGGCGATCTCTACGACACCACCACATTGCCGCAGGGCTTTTTGCCGGCGCTGGCCTTCGCTGAGAAGCTGATCTTCATGAAGGTCGGAGTTTTCCAGCGTATGCATCGCCCGGCTGAACTTCTCCAAGTCCATCTTGAACCAGTACAAACGGCTGTCGAAGCCGAAGTGAAATTCATGGCGCTCGCGCCAGTCGTACATCAATGCGCCTTTCTCTGAGGCGCTTTCCGCGATCAGCAAGGAGCCGTAATAGCGGGCGATGGCCACGTCTTTTTTGAGCTGCTCGGTACGCTGATTTTCGTCATCGATGAAAGCCCAGCGCTGATGCAGATCGTTCCAGTCGACCTTGCGGCTGTCCGTCTGCGGGATCTGCGCCGCTTCACATTCGTAACCCAGGGCGCGTGCCTGGCGCACCCAGCGCTTGGTGTATTTGTGCGCGCCGGGTTCATTGTCCAGTGCCCAAACCAGCTTGGGCAGCTTGCCGCCGCGCTGGCGTGCGAGTTCTTTTAATGAATTCTCGGGGAAAGCGTTGGACGACATCGCGGACACTGCCGCAATGCCGTTATGCACCAGAGCGATCGCGTCGAAAATGCCCTCGACAATCCACAGCTCTTTGACCTCCAGCAGCTCGATAGAGGGCGGGCACCACCAGGCACCACGCGGACTGTCGCCGGACTTGAAGCGCGCTTTCATCTTGCCGAAGCGATGCGGCCGATCGATCAGGCGCTCCCAGTAACCTCCCTTTTCCAACGTGAACCGCACCGTGGCACTGCCGGCGTTCAACGCCTCAGAGAAATACGTTTCCTGAGAGAACCAGCCCTGAATCAGTTCAAACCGAAAGCCTCGGGCAAACTCAAGGTAAGCCCGAGCGGTTGCCAACGGGAATTGCTCAGAGGAGGGCGCACGCTTGCTCCAATCATCGAACAGGTCTTCGTAGATATCCTTGAGGTGCCACCGTTGCGCGCACTTGCTTTCTCGTCCGCAGATGAGCAGCCAAGGCTCTGAATAGCGCGTGTAGAGTTCCTTTTTTCCGCACGCGGGGCATTTGCCGCCTCGCAGATAATCGGTGCTCAAGCGGCGCTGGAGCCCATAGTCATCCTTGAGACGCAGCAGCACGTCAGCATGCAAGTTGCTGGCAAACGCGCTCACCGGTGAAACTTCCTCCCGAGCCCGTGGGAGAGCGCCACAATCAAATGCCGCAGACCCGACATCATTGGGATTGCCGCAAGCAACGCATCGTGGCGCTGATCAATGGGGATCGAGCTGAAACGCTCTTCGTACCAGTGCGTCTGGAACTGCTCCGAGTACTGCGAGCGTATGGCGTCGAGCAGGAGTTCTGTTTCAACGCGAGTCAGTTTGCTATTGATGCTGACGTTATCTTCCATGAAAACCTCGAATTTTAGGCAAAGCGCATCCGTCATCCCGCAAAGCGGGAATGCCGGTTGTTTAAAAGGGGTGGGTGCTTAGAGCGTGTTGCCGACGCCGACTGTGCTAACTGGATGCTTGGCGCATTGCATGTCAGTCCAGGCCAAATGCACCAGCTTCGCTGCAAGGCTGGCGGGCACTTCCAGGCCAACGATCAAATGGCGCTCAGCGCTACTGAATAAACGATCTGAGTCAGCCAAGTATTCCGCGCGATGCCGCAACAGGTAAGCGTGAGCCGCGTCCTGCATGCAGGTTCGGTAGTCGGAGGCAAAATGGATAGTGTTCATTGTGCGGCCTCCATTCCTTGAAGCGGAATCAACGACATCTGATTGTCATCGGGCTGCATGGCTGCTCGACGCAACGCCACACAGGCCAGGGGGAGTTGCACGGCAGGGTTTGCCATGCCGCTGGGGCTCATCTCATGCGTCATCTCAAACTCAGCCCGAACGGACCAGCCGCAAGCTTCATTGAGGCATTGCAGATAAGCGATACGCAGAAAAATATGAGTGCCTTCACTGGTGCGTATTCGCATCCGAGAATGGCAATGGGGGCAAACGAGTTTGTAAGTGCTCAATGGCGGCATCCTTGCGTTAATGAACGATGGTGTAGCTCAGTCTCCGGCGCTGATCGTGCCGAGCTTGATACCCAGCAACACCGCGGCGTTGTGTGCTTTGCCGCGAAGTCCTTTTTTGCGGCCGTTAAGCAAGTCGCTGACCAAATTGCTGTTCAGGTCGTTGCGACGGCAAAACTCGGCAAGGCTGATGCCTTTCCGATCAAGTTCCGCTCGGGCTTGCTCGGTTGTGAGTGGGGCGGGCATAGTGTCCATTCGTGTGCATTCGTGTTGGTTTGACTTCATTATGCCCAAATAGTTGGGCCTGTAAAGGATGAAAGCTTGAAAAGTTGTGCATCTCCGGAAGACTTGGACGTTGGAGTGGGTGAGCGTTTGCGCGAAGAAAGGACGCGCTTGGGGCTCAACCAGGATGCCTTTGCACAGCAGGGCGGCATCACTCGCAATACCCAGGGCAGCTATGAGAAGGGCGAACGTAACCCTGATTCCGCCTACCTCACAGCCGTGGCCAAAGCAGGCGTGGACGTGCTCTACGTCTTGACCGGTGGGCGTTTACCGGCATCTGCCAACAGCTTGAATGCTACGGAGGATCAACTCCTCCAACAGTTCCGAAGCTTGTCTGACTATGACCAAAAAGCTGTGCATCGCATCGTGGGTGCGATGGCCGAAGTCACCCACCTTTCCGGTGCCAAGAAATAACTCGTCGACATTTAGAACATTCGTTACGACGGATTTCGTTTTGATTTTCCACGGTCATGAGTAACGTTGCCCCTGCAATGCACTTAATGGAGTAGTGGGCATTTGGATCAAGATGAAAACGAGAACATACGCACGGAACAACCCATGTGCGAAATCTCCGAGTTAACCCAAGAAGAGTGGAATCTTCTTACGTGGTATAGGGCGATGTCCGAGGCGGATCGCGGATACATAAGCCGTATATCGCAGGCGCTTATCCACAAGCCGTGACCTATGAGGCCGGTACGAAAGACCCCTACGTCGGCGATTGTTTGGATTTATATGAAAACACCAAAGGAAACCCGGCCCAGCGTCGGGTTTTTTCATGTCTTTGGGGGAAGGGCGCCAATAAGCAGCGCGCCCAACCACCATTCAAGTACCCAAAATCGCAAATGAGATAGCCGCTACGTTGTGGCTTTCACAATCGTTGGTTTAGGGCGAGGCGAGACGGCTTTCACCACATCATCGATCACAGCCTTGCCCATTGCCGTCAGAAAGTGCGCAGCCCAGGCGTACCGATCAGTGTCTTTCGCGAAAGCCGCGTCTTCGGTGAGCGATTTAGCCAGGCAAAGCAGATCCGAGGCTAGAGACAGCGCATCTTTAACCGGAACGCCAGCGCTGACGTGGAACAGCGGATTGTCGCCGCAGTAGATGAAGGGGGTGTAGCCGATGGTTTTTTCTTCGACTTCTTCGATCATTGACCACCTCCGCAAGTGGAGAGGCGTTGAAGGAAGAGCGAGGTGCCGCATTGGCGGTGAGGCGGGACGTTTATTGACGCGATTGTGTGCATGGTCTAACTCCTTGACATAGGGAGCTACCACTTTCGTTTCCAAGCGAATGGGTGGCAGCTGTACGCAGGTTGGAAACCGGGAGTCAAGGAGACCGGCACGCCCTAAAGGCGTCCCACGCACAGCCGCCATAACACAAGTGTGCAGTCGTAAAAATACGCTGCCGCACGTGAGGGGGCGCTGTTGCGTGACTCGACGGGTTTCCAAGCCCGATCGCTGAATATGCAGCGACGTCTGGAGAATATTCCGTCGAATTGAAGGCTAGCAAGGCGCTTGCCTGCGAAAAGCACCTAAGTCGTGCTTACGTACGCAACTCGCGGATTTTGCCTACAACTTCGGCCAGAGTCACTCGATATTCTGATAGCCGTGCCAAACAGGCTCGTTTTCATTTGCCTGTGGCGTACGTGATTTTCAATGAGCAAACAGGAGTCATCTCGTGAACACAATGTATTACAGCGGCTACACCGCCCGAATTGAATACAGTGAAGAAGATGGCCTTTTTGTAGGCCAAATACGGACATCAAAGATCTCGTTGGATTTCACGGGGAGTCAGTTGTGGCGTTGCCAGAGGCGTTCCAAGAGGCCGTAATCGATTATCTCGGTAAGCGGCCAGCGAACACACCTTCAGAAATCCGGAATTAAGGGCGATGGTGTCCGCCTATTTTTAAGCGGACGCGATCACCCTTATCGCCAGGATTTCCATGCGCCAACGAAGCTCCTATCCCAAACCCTTCAAGGCCCAGGTTGTGCAGGAATGCCTGAAACCCGGTGCCTCAGTTTCCAGCGTCGCCATCAGCCACGGCATCAATGCCAACGTGATTCGCAAGTGGCTGCCGATTTACCGTGATAAACCTGTCGCGCCACTTCCCGCGTTTGTACCGCTGCAACCAATGCCTAAACGGCACGCTGATGAAGCGGTGGTGATCGCACTGCCGCTGGGCGACAAAGCCATCACGGTCAAATGGCCCATCACCGACCCGGACGGCTGCGCACGTTTTATCCGCAGCCTCTCGCAATGATACGCATCGACGCCATCTGGCTCGCCACTGAGCCCATGGACATGCGCGCCGGCACCGAAACTGCGTTGGCCCGCGTGGTCGCCGTGTTCGGTGCGGCGAAGCCGCACTGCGCTTATCTGTTCGCCAACCGCCGGGCCAACCGGATGAAGGTGCTGGTGCACGATGGCGTGGGCATCTGGCTTGCCGCACGGCGTTTGAACCAAGGCAAGTTTCACTGGCCTGGCACTCATCGCGGTTTGGAAGTCGGGCTCGACGCTGAACAACTTCAAGCGCTGGTGCTCGGTTTGCCATGGCAGCGAGTTGGCGCTAACGGCGCAATCACAATGATTTAGCCTTGCTTTTCAGCTGTGGCAGGTGGATCGCTTTGGTAAAATCCACGGCATGACTTCCTCTCCCAATCTCGACCAAATGACACCCGAACAACTGCGCGCACTCGCTGCGCAGTTGCTGTCGAAGGTCGACACCATGGGCCGAAAAATCCATCGTGACGAGACGATCATCGAGCAGCTCTCTCACGAGATTGCCATCCTCAAGCGGCACAAGTTCGCCAAGCGCAGCGAACAGATCAGCCTGGCGCAAGGCAACTTGCTCGATGACCTGCTCACCACTGACCTTGAGGCTATCGAGGCAGAACTGAACGCGCTTCGTCCCGCCCCAACGTCGGACGAAACCCGCCAAAAACCCAAGCGCGCGCCGCTGCCGCCGCAGTTCCCACGTACCGTCATTCGTCACGAGCCAGAGAACACCCAGTGTGTCTGCGGGTGTCAGCTTCAGCGCATCGGCGAAGACGTCAGCGAGAAGCTGGATTACACGCCGGGCGTGTTTACCGTTGAGCAGCATGTACGTGGAAAGTGGGCCTGCCGCCAGTGCGAAACACTGATCCAAGCACCGGTGCCGGCCCAGGTGATCGACAAGGGCATCCCGACCGCAGGCCTGCTGGCGCATGTGATGGTGGCCAAATTCGCTGATCATCTGCCGCTGTACCGGCAAGAAAAGATCTTTGGCCGTGCAGGCCTGGCGATCCCGCGTTCAACGCTGGCTCAGTGGGTGGGCCAAACTGGCGTACAGCTACAACCGCTGGTGGATGCACTGCGCGAAGCGGTGCTGGCTCAGCGAGTCGTGCATGCCGATGAAACGCCGGTGCAGATGCTGGCGCCCGGCGAGAAGAAAACGCACCGAGCTTATGTCTGGGCTTATTGCACCACGCCGTTCTCGGCACTGAAGGCCGTTGTCTACGACTTCAGCCCCAGCCGTGCTGGCGAACATGCACGGAACTTCCTTGGCACGTGGAACGGCAAGCTGGTCTGTGATGACTTCGCGGGTTACAAGGCCAGCTTCGAGCTGGGCATCACCGAAATCGGCTGCATGGCGCATGCCCGCCGTAAGTTCTTCGACCTGCATGTGACGAACAAAAGCCAGTTGGCCGAGCAAGCGCTGCACTCAATCGGCGGGCTGTACGAAGTTGAACGGCAGGCCAAAGACATAAGTGATGAAGAACGATGGCGATTACGCCAAGAAATAGCGGTGCCCATTGCACAGAAATTACATGAGTGGATGCTGGCTCAGCGCGACCTCGTGCCCGAGGGCTCGGCCACGACCAAGGCTCTGGATTACAGCTTGAAACGCTGGGTAGCGCTGACGCGCTACCTGGATGATGGTGCCGTGCCCATCGACAACAACCCGGTGGAGAACACGATCAGGCCATGGGCGCTTGGGCGCTCCAATTGGTTGTTCGCAGGGTCTCTGCGCAGTGGCAAACGAGCGGCAGCGATCATGAGTTTGATCCAGTCGGCACGCATGAACGGGCATGATCCGTACGCGTATCTCAAGGATGTACTGACGCGATTGCCGACGCAGAAAGCCAGTGAGATCGAGCATCTACTGCCGCATCAATGGATGCCTGGCTGATCTACGCAAGGCGTATTCCCCATACGCTTACCGACCGCGCCCATACCTTCCACTACATGGATCCGCCTTACTGGCAGACCGCCGGGTACGGCGTGGACTTTCCATTCGAGAACTACGAACGAATGGCCGACTTCATGCGCCGCTGTAAAGGCAGGGTGATGGTCAGCATCAACGATCACCCGGACATCCGGCGCGTGTTTGAAGGCTCCCACTTCGAAACCTTAGACATCCGTTACACCACCACTAACCAGCGGCAGGGGAAGGCTGAAGTCAGTGGCGAGCTGGTAATCATGAATTGGGAGCCAGCAGCGTTGGGCGGATTGTTGTTCTAAACAATGTTGTATTGTTACTTGATGTTTCAGCAAGATAATGACGTAGGCGCGCCTAATTTAACTTGAAAGGAGCCGCTTATCATTGCATGAGCTAGATCAATAAATGTCTCGTGAAACAAGAGTATTCTGTTTCCAGCAGTGCTGCTAAGGAAACTCTGAAGAAGACTTCCTGATTTTGGCAAAATACCGGGACTCCACCCGCCGAGCTTTCCGATGAAACAGATGACCTTCGCTGACGCCGAGTACGCAGGCAAGCGTAAGCAGACCCGCAAAGAGTTGTTCTTGATCGACATGGATCAGGTGGTGCCGTGGAACGGCTTGATCAAACTGATCGAGCCGTTCTACCCGAAGGGTGAAGGCGGTCGTCCGGCTTATCCGTTGATGACGATGCTGCGTGTACATTTGATGCAGAACTGGTTCGGTTACAGCGATCCAGCGATGGAGGAAGCGCTGTACGAGACCACCATCCTGCGGCAGTTCGCCGGGCTGAATCTGGAGCGTATTCCCGACGAAACCACCATCCTCAACTTCCGCCGACTGCTGGAGAAACACGAGCTGGCTGCCGGCATCCTGGCCGTGATCAATGGCTATCTGGGTGACCGAGGGTTGTCGTTGCGCCAAGGCACCATTGTCGATGCCACGCTGATCAATGCGCCCAGCTCGACCAAGAACAAGGACGGTAAACGCGATCCAGAAATGCACCAAACCAAGAAGGGCAACCAGTACTATTTCGGCATGAAAGCGCACATCGGTGTGGATGACGAGTCAGGTCTGGTGCACCGCGTGGTGGGCACAGCCGCCAACGTGGCGGATGTCACTCAGGTGGACAAATTGCTGCACGGTGCGGAGAACGTGGTCTGCGCCGATGCCGGTTATACCGGCGTCGAGAAACGTACCGAGCATGATGGGCGCGAGGTGATCTGGCAGATCGCGGCACGCCGCAGTACTTACAAAAAGCTGGGTAAGCGTAGCGCTCTATACAAAGCCAAGCGCAAGATCGAGAAGGCCAAGGCCCAGGTGCGCGCCAAAGTCGAGCACCCGTTTCGGGTGGTCAAGCGCCAGTTCGGTTTTGTGAAAACGCGCTTCCGTGGCCTGGCCAAAAACACCGCGCAACTGGTGACGCTATTCGCGCTGTCGAATCTGTGGATGGCACGCCGACATTTACTGACGAGTACAGGAGAGGTGCGCCTGTAATGTGGGAAATGACCGTTGCGAGGTGCTCGCGGCGGCTAAAAGCGCAGAAATACGCGGATGATCTGATCGTTTTGGTCGATTCGCCGTTTTCAAAATCAGCGGAGGCTGAAGTCAGCCAGAAAAGCGTGACTACTTCAGACCATCCCTAAATAGTATTTAAAAGGTGCTGTTTAACTTGAGTTTTTGTGAAAAAAAAGAGTGGTTTATGGCCTGCGCTCAATGGGGTTGAAGTTGAGATTTGTGCCGTTGGTATGGATGTGATGATAAAAATGTTTGGAAAACAAAAATTGGTAAATTTTATAAGGAGGGCAACAAGAGCGAAGAAATAAATATTGCTGATATAGAAAAGCAATACCTATAGATTAATTAAAATACGAGGGAACGTATATGTTGAACACTAAAGTACTGGTCGCAGCAATAGTTATGTTCGGATCAATCGCTACCAGTCACGCGGAAGAGGCCGATGTAAGCAGAGCACGTGGCTATAGTATTGGGACGGCTATCGTGTCGTCGCAAGCTACAGGCGATTGTCCCTCCAGTTACCGAGGAGTCACTGATACTGGACAGGCTCCCGGTACAGATCACAACGCGTGTACACAAGCAAAGAACGTTGCGAAGGCTAACCTTCGTGGCAAGGTGCCTCAGGCTTGCGCGAAGTACATTACGGCAACCCCCCCTTGCAAGGTTGTAAATTGACGCTCCCCGCACTGCCGTAAACAAAAATGCCGCCGCATGATTTGCGGCGGTACAATCATGAAACCAGGAAGCAATATCCCATGTCACAGTACTCCGTCTATTTGAGCGGTCACAAACGTATTGTTGATGCCCTCCCCGCAGACTCCCTTTCCGTGCTTCGAAACAAGATCGGGGCGGCGGCGGATGATTACAACTTCATATATTACAATGAGTTCACTGAACAAAAAACCATCCTGAACGATCGCTCCGTGGAGGCCCGCAAGCCCATTTCAAGCATTGCCTTTCCCGATCCCACGACAAACACCAACACCATCGTGCAAATGGGCTTGGTGGCCGGAGGCAAGACCGACCTTTTTGGCACCCAGACGGATTGGCTCTACAACCGGAACGCCGGGGTTCGGATCACTCTGAATAAGAGTGACAGCAAGGCCATAACCGCCAACCAGGGAAAATTCGATCCCATCATGCTGAGGGATGTTCAACCGACCAACGAGCAGAGCAACGCCTTCTACGATCGGGTTGTCATCTGCGAGAAAGGCTCCGTGGTGAACTTCGAAATCAGTTCCTGGGGCGCGGCTGGCTTTGGTTATTCGGTGAGCAGCGAAAAGGACACTATCTGCAGTTCCCTCTACGTTACATATGGGGACAACCCCAATCAAAAATCCTTCAGTACCCTGAGACGCTATCAAGACTCTAAGAATTCTATCCAAATTGAAAGTACGGCATCACTAAACATACCAACGCAGGAAGTTGTATATTACCAAAAAATTACGGTGAAAACATGGCGTCTTACCAGTTATAAAGAAAATGGCAAAACCTATACCAGTAACATGGAAGCGCCCGCGCCCACCGCTCCCCGATCGATGGCTCTTCAGGGCGCGAGCCTAAATCTCAAGAGCGTGGCGGCGAACGAGCGATTCACTCCAGGAGACCCGACCGGGAATATCTACGTACCGGGCGATACCATCGAGACGGGCGCCCCCTCGCGCGGCCCCCAATCAGACCAAACTTTCGGCTTGATGGAGCTTCTCCAACAAGATGACCCCAACCAGAAAGTCATTGGCGCGGTTGTCTTTTACTTCTTCGTCTTCAAGGACAAGGAATCCGCTGACAAGGTCATTAATGTCCTGAACGCGCCCGGTCCTTGGGCCGTGGATTGAAAGCGATCACCTCACCTCATGTCAAATGAGATGAACGCGCCCCACCGCCCACCACGATACTCACCACCTCTAGGGTAATTGGATTATCCACTTTAAAGATACACATAAAAAAGGAATAAGACATATGGCAACTACACTTGTTTTAGTCGAACGCACCGATGGTCAACGTCGCAACGTGGCCCTGGATCTGGACGCCTCATTAACGGCAACCCGCGAGGTTCTGACCGGCAAAGGGCTTATGACCTCCGCCGATGATTTTCTTCTCCGCGGCGCCCCGGTCGATCGGGACGACGAAGACGACGTGCGCTTGTCGGCCTTGGTCGGCGCCGATGGCTCCGGCACGCTCATGATTGGCGTGGCGTCGACGGGCCTGGAGGATCCGGACAACACGGTGGACCGTTACAATCATCTCACCACCAGCCAAAAGCTGGCCCTCTTCAACGAGATTGAAATCTATCGGGGCATCACGGCGGCGGAAGACAAGGGGTTTTATCGGACCTTCAAGCCCTGTATCGCCTCATGGAACGCCAACCAGCTCCCCGCGTCGGCCAAGCCCACCTACATGAGCGAGAACCGCGTCATCTCCACCTTTTCCGAGGTGGGGAACACCTTGGCCCAGACCACTTCCGACAAAAGCTCGGTATCGGTGACGACCCCCATCGGCGGAGGCCAGACCGACTTCTCCTATGCCCAATCCCATACGACGACATCGAAAAAAGTAAAACAGTACCTGCTTGGCAAGTACATGGTGAATAAGGTCGCCCTCTCCCAAGAGCGCGCGAACCTCGTCCTGGTTTCCGATTTCGAAAGCGCCATCGCCAAGGCCATCTCGCCAAGCTACGAAATCGACGCCTATGTCAACTTGATCGAAACCTTGAACAGCCGCGGCTACTATGTGGCTCGGGCCTTCACCCTGGGCGGCATGCTGGTCAGCGAGGAAACCGCCGAGGTATCGGAATACACGGAATCCCGGTCGGAGGAAAAGGACTTCTCGGTCGGCTTCAAGTTGGCCATCAAGGGCTTTGGTGGTGGCTCGGACTACACCCATAGCGAAGGCCATGAGGAATCGGAATCGAATACCAGCAAGTACAAGAATACGTCCCTGACCAAGATTGGCGGATCCGTCACCGCGAACACCTATGATGCTTGGACGGAATCATTGAAACCCGCCATCAATTGGGACGTGATCGATCACATGGAACTCTACCCGACCCTGGCGCTTCTCAGGGATATGCGCGTGGCCCGACGTTGCCTGTCCTTGATGGATGAATATCATACCTATGATACGGTCAGAAACCGGCAGACGGTGATCGATATTGGCAAGTATACGACCCTCGTGCAGCAGATTCTGTTCACCAACGGGTGATGAACGCGCCGGTTTTGCCGGGGGCTGATTGCTCTTCGTGACGGGGGTTATGGCTGGAGTTTCCAGAGCGGTGCAGTGGTTTGCTTCGGCCTCCGCAGGCGGGAAGCTTCCGATGGGCCGAAGCACCTCATCTCGCCGGTCAGCCGATCTTCGCCGCAATCGATACGATCGCCTGCCATCGGGAGCCGTGCTGACTCCCGGTATCAAACACCAGCCGAACCGCGCGGTCACGCACTTCAGGGGAAAGCGAGAATGGCTATCCCTGCGCCGTATGGCAATCACCCTTTGATGCTTGTCCCTGTGATGCAGATGGTGCTTGCCATACCTGAATCCGTGTTGTGGGTCGTGGGCGACACCTGGGTCAAGTGCGAAAACGGCTTCTACTTCGTCGGGGCTGATGAGGAAGTGGATTACAAACGTGTATATGAGCTACTTCGCGACGCCCAGGGTGATGTTTATCCCTGGGCTGATTATTGAGGACCCATAACTCGTGAAATACGAACACGAAGCAACCAGAGTAGCTGTGGTGATTAAGCTGACCATCAACCAGGGGATTGCGACAATGAGCGCGCTGGTATTTTGGGCGATATTCGCGAAGGTTCAACCCGTGGGTGACGTGCTGATTGGCGCTGTGATTGCCTTCGCTATCAGCACGGCTATCACGGGTTACCACGCTCACAGGGCACAGGGAAAGCACGTTGATCTGATCGTCGACGAGAAGTAGTAAAACGCTCAGATGCACCCTCAAGCCCTGGCCGTCAAAATGCCGGGGCCGAGGACGTAGAGGAGCGCCTATTTCACCTTCCCGACCGTCAAGGTAAGAAAGTGACAATCAGTCCTGTGATCCCCGTGTTTCAGTGCCCGCGTGATATCGCCTTGAAGCTATTTCGAGAGGCCGGCCGAACCTGGAATGCACGCACCCTAGAAGAGATGGGAGATCACCTTTTCAATTTCTGTGTAACCAATTCCTCGTTACGGGACTAGATCCTGCAATCAAAGAATGAAAAGGCTGATGCGGCTTTTCATAGTGCTTGGAGGGCAAAGGCTGATGGCCTGTTTGGCGAGTGTGCCGATATCGCTAATGCTTCAAAGCACCTCGTAGTAAAGCCAGTTTCGGTCGGTGGTGGCAATCAGCAATTGTCAGCGCTAGGCCCAAATGGTGTGATCAAAGGGCTTGAGAAAGAACGGAAAGCTTGCATCGTGAATACGTATTCCCGTTCGCAATGAATCTGGCGTGATCGCCTGGGTATTCCATAGAACATCACGTCAGTCATGTTGCTGTCAGTGTCAACAGTCAGACTTTTATGGCGTGATTTTGTAGCAGGCGGGCAGTGAGTTCGAGTTTGTCATTACGCTCGCTTGCTCGCTCAGGAAAAGTAATGAGCCCATTCTCATCGACCCGCTCCTGGCCGAAAGCATCATCAATAGCTTGAGCCATGGCACTACGACCAGCCGTCGTATGCGGATCGATTGGACTCTCCTGGAGGCGAAGCCGGTTGTCACTGACAGCCAACTGCAGCTCATCCAGCTCGCTGGCAAGGGTCGCAATCCTGCTATCCATCCGTTGGGCCAGTTCATAGAGGCGGCTCTCTATGCCGATCGCCATCGCTCGGTTGTCAAGATATTGCCCCTTGCTTTGGTCAAATCTGCTCATGGCACGTGCAGCTAATTCCAATGCATAGGCCTTGGTGGCCATCGCATTGACGCTGCCCTCCCAGCCCACCTCGGTGCCAACACCCAGGGTCACACCGAGGGTCGTATGTAGTTTGACGCCTGCCGAGCCTATAGCTGCTGTTGCACCTGCTGTGGCACCAACGCCCAGATTAGCGGCAGCGCGAACCTTGGCCGATAGGCTGTATGCATTGGCGTATTGGCTCTTGAACAAGTTGAGCTGAGCGCTCCCTTCTGCTTTCAGGCCGGCGAAAGCCGAGGCGTTAGCTGTCACGCGGGCCATCGGTCCCGCTGGGGTCATCATCAGTGCGGCTTCTGCCCCCAGTTTGGCGTTGACGCCAACCTCGGCAGCGCCTTCGAGTTTGGCATTAAGCAGGTTGCCGACAGTCCAACTGCCCTCGACTGACAGCCCAAGCTTGCTGACCAGCTCGGCGCTGGCACCGATGCGCAGCAGGCTCACATCGTGAGGGCCAGGCTTATAGCGCTCACCCTCAGTTTCGTTGAGGATCCGGGGGGCGGAGTTGAACGCTAGTGACCCTTCGACTTTACCGATCATCGCTTCGGCCTTGGCTCCGGCCATGTTCTCCTGGACCAGGGTCGCTTTTGTGGAAAACTCGCCAATAGGGCTCTGGCTGCGAGCTTCCCATTTACCGATCTCGATTTTGGCAAATGCTTCAACCAACACGCTGGCGTTGATTAGCCCTATATCGATGAACTCCTTCTGACTGACAGGCTGTCCGGGCTTGATCTCGTGACTGGCAACATCAAGAGGACGCTTGAGCTCAGCTCGTACACCGAGCTCATAGCTCATCTTTTGCTTGCTTTCTCCTTGCCAGAGTAATTTTTTCTCTTCAGCCAAGGCCTGATAGGGGGCGTCCAGTCCATCCACCAGCGCTGTCAGTAATTCGGTCCTTAGTAGCCCAATCTCACCCTGCTGCTTCACCTTCTGGGCCAGACTCAGAGCTAGCACTTCCTTGAGGTGGCCCATCTCCAGGAGGTGGCTGTGGGCTATCAGAATGTCACGACCGTTCTCTTCGGCTGTGGCTTGTGGCTGCAGCGCCCCAAGAGTTGGTAATTGCAGGCGCAGTGCGCCACAGAATGCCTTCCACTCATGACTACCGGCGACTTCCTCTTGGGTGGGAGCACGCTCTAGACGGCAGGCTGTCATCGTTTCACTTACGCCGAACATCAGGTCGAGTCCACTCTGCAGTTCTCGTTTGAACAGATCATGAGCCCCCTGTTGCCGTAAGTGAGTGAGTTCCCCTATCCATTGACGAATATGATGATTACTCTCAATGGGTTGATTAATTCGCCCCTGCTCATTACAGACCCATGCCCGTTGAAAGGATGGGGCCTGCCCTCCTTGGCTGAACGCTTGACGTCGAGAGGCGATGTCATTCACCAGTCGTTGAAGTACCGGATCCTGCTGACGGGATCGGTTCCTTCCTGACTTGAGCCAAAACTGCAACGCGTTATCGATTTTCGCCAATGCGGGCAGCGAAGGTGTTTTCTGGGCCTGATAATTACGTACTGCCTGAATGACAGCCTTCAGTTCTTTACTCTGGCGGTGAGTTATGTCGCGGCGGATCCCTCGTTCAAACTCACGATTTCCGGTATCAAGAAGGCGCAGTCTGTTGTTACCCAGAGTGATGACCGTCGGCTGTTGCGGCCTGGATTGAGACGGGGGGAGCTGGCTGATGTTGGGACTGTGGGGTGCTGCCTTCATGTAATCACCCAGTTGGCAATGGGGAGAAAGACCTTCAACTTACGCCTTTACCCAGAAGCAATTTGTCAGAGATAGCCTCTCTTTTTTAGGATTCAGACCAACCCGAATGAGAGGAGAGCGGGTCCCTCTTGTTCAGCGGTAGGCCATGCATTAGCGCCCATGTGCTAAAAAAATACGACGACAGCTAGTAAGCAACAGCCTGGCGGCCAAATAGAGTGTCGTTCTCCTTTGAGCAAGGCTTGGCTATGTATCACTCGCTCGTCACCGCACTCTTTACTCACCTTGGACTACCCACTCCGGATGCCGGGCAAACCATAACAACGTTTGCTGTCAACGATGAGCTGGTATTGACGTTGGCGGAAGACGACGATCATTTGGCCATCTATCTGCTGCTACCGGGCCATGTGATGCCTAATGTCCCCTTGCTGACAAAGTTCTGCAGCGACACTGTGTTTCTGTTGGATCGGACACCTCAGGGTGAGACTCTGCTTTGGAGCCGGGAGTGGCTAGATCATTTGACGGTCGACAGTTTGTTGCTGCTCTTGGAGCGTGCTATTGAACTGGGTACTGAACTACTCGCCCATAAGCTCGACAGTCAACAATCGCTGGAACAGAGTTCGGGAATAAGGGGGTAGCGGGCGGGGGCAATCCAGCGGGGTCCGTTTTTCTCGGCAATAGAAACGGCAAGCTTCCGTAAGGTTTCGGGGGAATCGTCTACCACTTCTTTCGTGATCTCTATCGATTTATGGCGGCCAAACCCTCTGCCCTGGGCGGAAGCTAGGCGATGAAGAACGACGTACGCGATGGTCACAATTTCCATGTCTAGCTTCCTGATGGCATGAAGCTACGACTGTATCTGATGGAGGTAAGATACCCAGTTTGGGCGGCGAGCGAGTCGTTTCGGTGCACTCTGGATTGGAGCGACAGTTACTGACGACAAGATGTGCTTGGGTAGGCTGGAAGTGGGCGCGCGGTGGTACGAAAGAGGTACGCGGAAAAAACAGATTCCCTGATGGCCTTTATTTGTAAGGCCTTCAGATTTAGAGGGTCCAATCCATCATTGATGCGATGCACAGCACTTGAAAACAAGTGCACAGGGCTCTTGGCAATTGGCAATTGGCAATTGGCGCAAGTTTTGGGTTCGATCACTGCGCGCACTGACCTTTTTAAACATAGAAAAACACGCATGTTTAGATTGCTCATATCGGTGTAGTCGCTGACCTACAACTCCTTGCGCCACCCCCTACATCTAAGACAGAATCCGCCGGCTTGTGCCTCTAGCTCGCGGGTTCTATCGTTCCTGGGTCACTGAAAAACAGTGATCGGGTTTGGTAGCCCGTCTCCGTCAGAAGCACAAGACTACTGTCTTGCGAGGGCGTTTCTCGTCTTCGTTTTATGGTGGTCATGCGCGGGGCGTCTTCGGATGCGCCGGGGTTCCTGACGACCGGTCTACCAACCTGCGTATGGCCTCCACCCTTCGTTTGGTAGCGAGAGTGATGGCTCTTTTTCGTTAATCCGTCAGGAGTTACACCATGTTCAAACCAACACCCAACCCACCAGAAACCGACCCCGCATCCCCCTACGAATCCCCCCATTCCAAAAAACTCAACGAAGCCGCCGAGCGCGCGCTCGATCACTATCTCCTTCCCGCTAGCCAGATCATGGCCAGCACCAACGAGCCCGAACGCATGTACCTCGCCAACCCGAAGTACGACTCCGAATCCCTGCTGGCCAACGCCAGCGAAACCCTGAGTTCGGCTTCCGAGATGCTCAACAACTTTGCCGCGATGCTCGATCCTTCGCACCGCAAAACCGCGCTAGGCATTGCGCAGGTGGTGATGTTGGGCGAGTTGGCGGTGAATCAGGCGTTGGATAAGGTCGAAATCACGCCGTAAAACCCGCGTCCCTCTGTGGCGTGCGGCACGCCGTTGCCGCAGAGGGCCAGGCGTTTGGATCAGCATTTTCAGCTGCGTTTTGCGCCAGTAGCGATGTGCCGCAGGTGGTGATGGCAATGCGTCATCACGCCGCTCTAAAAGTTCAACGATTGTACAAAAATAAAAAGTTGTACAAGTTTTCGCAAAATTTATAGCATCCCTCCAGACACCTTTGCTGAATCGATAAATCGTGCGTGCAGATGCTCTGTTTGCGACGTGATGGTTTGTCTGCCGATGCTCGCGTCGGGTTTTTCTTCGACGCATCAGCAGCATCGCATTTTGCATTTCCGGGACAGCTAGAGCGTCCCGTAACACGCCTTGGATGACGACCCCCGAATGTCTGGACGGTGACTGCGGTTGCCGAAGATCTATTTTTTGTGCCTGGCGTTTCGCGTCAGGGCGTTTGAGGCTGAATATGGCAGTTGCATCGAATTTTCTGGGTGACATCAAGGTTTCCCGCAAGCTGGGCACCGGTTTCGGCATTCTTCTGCTGGCGGTTTTGGCGGTTGCTTTCATTGGCTATAGCAGCAACCGCGTGCTTGTTGATCGCTTGAGTACAACGCGTCTGATCGGCACGCTGAATGACGCTACGCAGGATATGCGTCTGTCCGAGAAACAGTACGAAGCCGCCGCTGACGCTGCGTTCGCTGATTCCTATAACGCTCAACTGAATGTGCTGCAGGGTCTGGTGAGCAAGGCGCTGGAAACGTTGACCCACGCTGAAAACCAGCAAGCCTTGAAGGCGTTGCAAGCCACGATTGTTGCCTATGATCAGAAGGTAAAGCGGCTGATCGCTGCCGATCAGTCGACCACCGATGCCCTGAAACCGTTGGGTGCGCTGTCGGACAAGTACGCGCAGACCTTTGCCGGCATGCTTGAAGGCACCACGACCAGTGCACTGGCGTCCGCCGATGGTGAGCGCGTTCGGGAGCTGCGCACGGTGGCCGATTTGCGCAATGGCATGACCCTGTTTCGCCTGATGTTGCGTCGTTATATTGCGGTGCCCAACGACGTGAACAAAAAAGTGCTGATGGACACCATCGACACGTTCCTGAGCGATATCACCAAAGCGCGTTCCAGCCTGCCGGCGACCCTGTCGAGTCAACTGGAAGAAGCGCACGCCGGGATGCGTCGTTATCGCGAAGTCTTGGTGGAAGTGGCCGGGCTGTTTGAGCAGAAGCAGAACATGCGCGAGCAGGTCGATCAGCAAAGCAAGGCGATGGACAGCATCATGAACGGCCTGATGGACACCCAGCAGCGCCTGGCGCGTGAAGATCAGCATTCAGCTTTTATCCAGATCGCGGTGTTGACCGTGCTGGCGTTGGTGATCGGGCTGTTTGCTTCGGTGGTGATCTCCCGGCAGATCACTTCGCCGCTGGCGCTGACGGTTGATCTGGCTCGGCGTATTGCCAAAGGCGATCTGACGGTACAAGCCAAATCAAACCGTAAAGATGAGTTGGGCGATCTGCAAAATGCGATGCAGGACATGGCGCAGAACCTGAACACGCTGGTGCAGGGCATCGGCAATGGCGTGACACATATTTCCACCGCTGCGGAAAAACTCTCGGCCATGAGCGAGCAGACCAGCGCGGGTGTACGTCAGCAAAAAAGCGAAGTGGATCAAGTCGCCACGGCGATGCATGAAATGGCGTCGACGGTGCAGGAAGTTGCGCGTAACACCACCGATGCCTCCGCTGCCGCGACCTTGGCCGATCAGCAGGCGCGCCACGGCAGTACGGTGGTGAAGCAGGCAACGGTGCAGATCAGCGAGCTCGCTGTGGCCATTGAGGAGTTGGGCGGTGCGATGAACGTGCTGTCGCAGGACAGTGAGCAGATCGGCAAAGTGATCGATGTGATCAAAGCCGTCGCGGAGCAGACCAATCTGCTCGCGTTGAACGCCGCTATCGAAGCGGCGCGGGCGGGGGAGCAGGGCCGTGGTTTTGCCGTGGTGGCAGATGAAGTGCGTTCGTTGGCCCAGCGCACGCAGGACTCGACCAAGGAAATCGAAGCGCTGATCATCACCCTGCAACAGGGCACGCAAGCGGCCTCGACGCTGATGGCTTCCAGCCGCGAGCGCACCCTCGATACGGTGGTGTTGGCGCAGAAGGCCGAGCTGGCGATTACCGAGATCAATCAGTCCATCGGCACGATCCAGGAAATGAGCTTGCAGATCTCGGCCGCGGCCGAGCAGCAAAGTGCGGTGGCCGACGAAATCAATCGCAGCATCGTCAGCGTGCGTGATGTGGCCGACCAGTCGGCGGTTGCCAGCGAAGAGAGTGCGGCAGCGACGATTGAGTTGGCGTCACTGGGGCAGGACTTGCAGCGAATGACCGCGCATTTCCGTACCTGA